ACAAGCAACAAGGCCAGGTAGCTCAGTTGGTAGAGCAGCGGACTGAAAATCCGCGTGTCGACGGTTCGATTCCGCCCCTGGCCACCAAAATTCAGCGCCCAACTGTTCTCAGTTGGGCGTTTTCATTTGTGCTTCCCGCATGACACGCGGGGTTCCCGCACATTCTGCGTGTGCGACCCGGCTCCTGTGGCCTGGCAGGAACATCCCCGGTTGCCCTCCGTTCCGCCCTCTCTTCTCTCGAAATCGGCGCTAACTTCTTCGCCGTGGCACACGCACATGGCCTTTTGCGACCATGATTTGCACGCGTGCCATTGCCATTCGTTGTCGGGTGGGCTTGGAGTAGCAATCCATCACGCCAACACAGCCGCCGCGCAAGGCATGGAATACAAGCCTGCGCGCTGCTGTGTGACAACGAGTGCTCCGTAGGCCGCCAGCCGCGCCTCGTGCTCCGGCTTGCCCTTGTCCTTCGACTTGATCTTGAAAAGGTCAATCGGCTTGTCGCTCTTTTGGCCAGCGCGCTGCATGATCCTTTCTCCGTCCACCTCGGCTCCCTTGAACGACCACAGCGCTTCGAACACCTTGGCCTGACCATCGGTGAACCGAATCGGCGTGGCCTGCACGTCCGGCAGCGTCGCCCACTTGAAGTCCGCCGAAAATGGCCCGTTCACAGGTGAGGCCGGATCGGCCACTGCTGGCGCTGCAGACGGTGCCGAAGGGATGAACGAGATCCCGCCGCCATAGAACGTGAATCGTTCTTCCAGCGCCAGCCATTCCACACCCGAGCCAAAGGGCGATCCGCGAGTCATGCGCGGCCTGGGAGTGATGACCCGGATGCTGCCGCCCGCCACGCGCACACGATCCAGCAAGTTCGGCTCATGCAGCACTCGTGTCAGATCTCGGGCCAGCAACACCGGAGAACGGCGGGCGTCACCGATTCGCCAGGCTCCGTCGCCCAAGTCGTCGATGTCGTCGCGGCTCTCGATGTCGAGGGCGAGGCGCATTTTCTGCCGCAGCCAGTCTTCATCCAGGGCCAACGCCGCACCGTCGATTGCTTCGACGGGCACCTGGCCACAATCCGGGCACCGGCAGATCCGGCCGCCACGACCATCACTCCAGACCTGCGCCCGGTGCTGCTGGCAGTGGGGGCAGAGCACAAAAGACTGATCCACCACTGTTGGCCTGACCGCTTTGCCGAGCACAGGCAAAGCCGATACCTCGCGTGGCGACAGCGTGGAACGCAGCACCGGCGTGCCGCCCGCGAACAGGCGGCAAACCAGGGCCCAGGCATCGTGCGTCGCCATTGGTCAGTCCTCGAAGGCCGATGAGGAACTGACTGCGTCGGTCTCCGGCGGCAATTCCTGTGCACTGAGAGTCTGGCCCTTCTGCAAGATGCCCACCGCAACCAGGTAGCCTTCCAGCTGTGCCTGCATCTTGGCGTCGAACTTGTGCAGGTTCAGCCGCCCTTTGCTGGTCACTTCGATGGTGACCACCTTGGGGCGTGTCCTGCCCGGCTCGGGCGGGTAGTAAAGATTGACCTGCGCCGCCGTGACCGCCCACTGCCCCTCCAGCGGGCCAGGCAGCTTCTCCTTCAGCAGATCGTGCACCGAGCGTTGCTGGCTGGACTGCATCGCCGTGCATTCGATCTTGAGCGCCGTGTCGGGGCTGAGCAGGGTGAGTGCCTTCAGCTGAACCATCGAGAAGCCGTCCTCAAAGACCTCCGGCACATCGAATCCGGTGCGCAGCATCGACAAATCCAGCGTCGGCGACTTGATTTTGTGAGCGCTCGCTTTCACGCCCAGCACATGCTCCGCGAAGGCCTCGACCAGCATCTGCTGGTACTTCGCGCCGCCGCGCACCAGCGTGCGCACCACGCCGGTGGACTTGGCGTACTCCAGCACCATGTGAATGTTGGGGTTGCCGACCCTGCGCTTCAGGGTTGCGCCCTCGAACTCCAGTCGCAGCATCGCCATGTCCTTCACATGGACTGACAACAGGAACACCCCCGGGCTGCGCTCGACCAAGTGCGCCACGCTGCCGTCACCACATTGCAGTTCACGCTTGTAGAAGGCAGAGATGGCGTGACGCAACGCAGTCAGATTGGCATCCGAACCGTTCGGCTGGCGCTTCAAGCCGAGATCGTATTGCTGCGTCTGCTGCCCATGCTGCTCCCAAAAGCTGAAGTCATAGGCGCGCTCAAACAGCGCCGGGTGGTGGACGTAGAGCCAGAAGGAACGGTGGATGTCACTTGCGCAAAGCGTCAAACCCGCCAAAGCGGCACCGTCGGTCACGGCCGCCTCAAACATCGCCTGCTTGCCTGCCGCATCGCCCAACTGAACGCTGGCCATGAGGTTGGCCGTCATCCGGTCGCGGGCAGCAATGTCGGGCCAGACCTTGACCGCTTCGACCAGAAACTGGCTGGTCTCCGGTGTGTCATCCCAGGCAAAGCCATCGGGCACAGGCAGGCTGTGGGTAGTCAAGAAGTCGCGCAGCGTGGCATCCACCGGCAGCTCGAGCATCACGTCGACAAAGGTCTTCTTCATCTTGATCGTCCTTTCTGGATCGGCGTCGAAGGTCTGCGACCGATGTACGGACTGCACTGGCCAGCGACTGGGTTACTGAACACGCACCCCGCACAAGTAAAGTAGCGAGATACAAGCGCGATTCTGAACCTTGGATTTCCGCTTGTCAATCAACGCGGCACATCTAGACCTCATTTGTATCTCACGGCTATACTGGCGGTCTTGTTTTTGTTAACTGACTGTTTTCCCCTACAGGAGCATCGCTATGGCTTCAGCGTTCGGAGCACGCCTGCGACGCTTACGCGAGGCGAAGAAATTGACGTTGCAACAGGTCGCCGACGCGGTCGGCTGTACCAAGGCGTACATATGGGAACTGGAGATGAAGGACGGCCAGCGCCCTTCTGCCGAGCGAATTCAGGCGATAGCCAAGGTGCTGGGCGTGACGATGGAGGATGTAATGGGGGAGCCCGTCGATCAGGTTCCCCAAGCCAGCCCAGAAGATGTGGCCTTCTTCCGTGAGTACGCCGGAATGACAGAGGAGGAGAAGGATCGCTACCGTCAGGCACTCAAAATCATGTTCCCTGACAAGAGTTAAGGCGGTCCGACAATTGAGCGCATCCCAGCCCCTAACCGGTTCCATCGCAGCCAGCACCGTCTTGAAATGGTTGCGGGCCTGGCACGCAGACGGCATGCCGGATGCTGTGGATCTGGAAGTCGTCCGTCAGATGCTTCCGGAGACGCCTTACGGCAAAGGGGTGCGGGAGATCAAAGCCCCGATGGTGCTGGACGTCAATGCCTGCGAAGGCATGCTCGTGCGCAACCCAAAGGACACGGCCGAGTGGGGTATTTTCTATAACGGCAAGGCCAATCCAGAACGCCAGCGCTTCACCATCGCCCACGAGCTGGGCCACTTCATCCTCCACCGAGATCAGCGGCAAAGTTTCAACTGCGACAAGGAAAGCGTGTACTCCGGCGCTGACACCATCCGTGTCATCGAACGTGAGGCGGACGACTTTGCCAGCAACCTGCTGATGCCTGGCGACTTGCTCCGCGAGTGGATCTCGAACCAGCGCATCGACCTGCATGTCCTGAGCGCGCTTGCCAAACGATTCCAGGTGTCGTTCGAGGCGCTGTGCATCCGGTTCATCAAATTCACGACGCAGCGGGCAATCCTTGTCTATTGGGACAACGGCTTCGTGAAGTACGAATGGCGCAGCAGCAGCGCGGTCAAGACGCGCGCCCGCATTCGGCGCACTGACGATCCGCAGGAACCAATTCCCGGCACCCTGGCTGCTGATTCCACCGTTGAGCAGGAGTGGGATGGCACGGAGATGTCTGCCGCGATCTGGTGCCCGGAGGAGGCGCCACACATGAAGTTACGCGAGTTCAAGCACAGCTACACCACAGGAGATCGCGTCCTCACCCTTTTGCTGCTGGAAAGTGCTGAACCACGGTCATGGGATCGGTCTTGGCAAGACGGCGAGAGCTTTGACAGCTTCGATCAGTTCGTCTCGACCGGGCAATTGCCAGTTCGGTGAGTCCCTCGATGACAGGCTTGCCGATCCAACCCATAGATGAAGAGCTGCAGACCTTGCAACGCGAGGTGCAGCGAATGCTGGGCCGTTGTCTCTTGCGTCTGCAGCAGTACGAACAACTGATGAAGGCCATCGTGGCCCACCACGAAATCTCCGCGTCAGGATTACCCCTCGAATCGAACCAGGCGGAGCGCATTGCGGATGCCGCAAACAAGACGCTGGGTACATTGGTTGGCACGCTGCTCGGAACGTATGTCACCAACAGCGCGCAAGAAGAGGTCGCAGAACCAGATGCGCCCGACAACATCGTCTCGTTCAAGATGAAGATGAGCTTGCAGATGTCTGCCGAGGATTTCGATAGGACGCAGAATGATCTGAAAGATCTGGTACTGCTGCGAAACAACCTGGTGCACCACTTCATCGACCAGCACGACCTTTGGAATCTGGACGGATGCCGTGGTGCGCAAGAGTCCTTGGTGGCGGCCTACAGTCGCATTGATCAACACTTTGAGCAACTGCGGGGCTGGGCGGAGCACATGGATCAGGCCCGTCGCCTGGCGGCTGATTTTGCCCAGTCCGATGCCTTCCGTGATCTGGTGATCAACGGTATAGCGCCGGATGGCTCGGTGGATTGGCCTGCTGCCGGAATTGTTCGCGCTTTGCGTGAGGCAGCAGATGAGTTGGCTGTCGAAGAGTGGACGCCGGTCGCCAGCGCTGGACGATGGATTGCAGAACGGCATCCCGATCAATTACCGGCCAAGTATGGGTGTAGCAGTTGGCGGCAGGTCGCACACGAATCCGGCCTTTTCGAGCTTCGGTATCGGGAAGTGAATGGCCAGCGCGCGGCTTGGTACCGGCCAAAAAAAACATAGCGCCAAAGCCGCGCACTCCCGCTAAATCACGTTACGCGAAGTGCCCTTGGTTTCTAGCATGAGCAGCGTTTTCCATCGGAATGCTTGCCATGACAGAAATCCAACCTATCTCAATTTGCACGTCACCTGACCGGCCACGGCACGGGCATCAAGAAATCGCTGACCTGTTGGCTGCTGCGCTGCTGCGCCTTCGTGCCCGCCAATCGCGCGACACCCCCGAAAACAGCGAGCATGTTTGCCTTGGCTTCCCCGGCCAACAGCGCGTGAATGCGAACCCCGATCACAACAACGGAGTTCGCCAATGACAGCACACGCAACCTCACCAACGCCCGCCTCAGTCGCCGCCCGCGTCGCGGCTATTCCCCATCTTTCGATGGACGATCTTTGGGCACTCTGGGACGACCATTTCGAAGAGCGGCCACATCACCACCATCGTGTCTGGTTGGAAAGTCGCCTGGCCTACCGGATGCAGGAGCGCGCGTTTGGCAGCTTGAAACCGTCACTGCGCAAGAAGCTCGAGGAGGTTGGTGAAACTGGCATCTTGCCCAAGCAACTGCGCGGCGATAGTCAGCGTCTACTGCCCGGCTCCGTTCTCACACGCATTTACGACGACATTGAGCATCGTGTGCTGGTGCGTGGATCGAATGATTTCGAGTACCGGGGGCAACGCTTCAAAAGCCTGTCCGCTGTAGCCAAACGCATCACGGGCAGCCACTGGTCAGGCCCGGTGTTCTTTGGCTTGAAGGCACCTGCCTCCAAGAAGGGGGCGGTATGAGCTCAGTGCGTCGAAACCAAACTCCCGCAATCACGCCAAAGAAGCGCTGCGCCGTCTACACCCGCAAGTCCACTGATGAAGGGCTCGACCAGGAATACAACAGCCTCGAAGCACAGCGTGATGCGGGCTTGGCCTTTATTGCCAGCCAACGGCATGAGGGCTGGATTGCCGTCGACGACGGATACGACGACGGCGGCTACTCGGGCGGCAACATGGAACGGCCCGGGTTGCGCCGTCTGATGATCGACATCGAAGCGGGGAAGATCGATACCGTGGTCGTCTACAAAATCGACCGCCTCACGCGCAGCCTGCCGGACTTCGCCAAGCTGGTCGACGTGTTCGACCGCAACGGCGTCTCCTTCGTCTCGGTCACGCAGCAGTTCAACACCACCACATCGATGGGGCGATTGACGCTCAACATCCTTTTGTCATTTGCGCAGTTCGAACGCGAGGTCACCGGCGAGCGCATCCGTGACAAGATCGCCGCCAGCAAGGCCAAGGGCATGTGGATGGGCGGAGTCCCACCTCTCGGATACGACGTGGTCGAACGCAAGCTCGTCGTCAACGAACGTGAAGCCGTGCTGGTACGTGACATCTTCCGCCGCTACGCCGAGCACGGCTCGGCTGCGCGACTCGTCCGCGAATTGGAAATCGAAGGGCATACCACTAAGGCATGGGTCACCCAGTCCGGCCGGGAGCGATTGGGGCGAAGCATCGATCAGCAGTACCTCTTTACCTTGCTGCGAAACCGCATCTACCTTGGCGAGATCTGCAATCACGACACGTGGTACTCGGCCCAGCACGACCCCATCATTTCTCAAGAGCTGTGGGACGCGGCACACGCCTTTATCGAGAGACGAAAGCAGGCACCGCGCGAACACCGTGCCAAGCATCCGGCATTGCTGGCGGGGCTGCTGTTCGCACCGGATGGCCAACGCATGCTGCACTCCTTCGTGAAAAAGAAAAACGGTCGGCAGTACCGCTACTACGTGCCTTACCTGCACAAGCGGCGCAACGCAGGTGCCAGTCTGGCTCCGCATACCCCGGACGTGGGCCACCTGCCAGCCGCTGAGATCGAAGAAGCGGTGCTGGCACAAATCCATGCGGCGCTTTCATCGCCCCAAATGCTGATCGCTGTATGGCGGTCCTGCCAGCAGCATCCAGTCGGTGCGGCGTTGGACGAAGCACAGGTGGTGGTTGCCATGCAGCGCATCGGTGACGTGTGGTCGCAACTGTTCCCTGCCGAGCAGCAACGGATCACACGGCTGTTAATCGAACGCGTGCAGCTACACGGGCACGGCCTGGATATCGTTTGGCGGGAGGACGGTTGGATCGGATTCGGTGCGGACATCAGCACGCATCCCTTGATCGAAGAGTCCCAAGAACGTGTCGAGGAGGTTTGGGCATGAATGCCACGAGCCACCAGCGCCAGCGTGCCGTCCGTATCGAGATCGGAGCCGAGGCGCGCAGTTATGTCAGCGAGGGGCAGCGGGTCACCCTGGTGCCCCTGACGATCAAGCGCCGCCAGAACCGGAAGCTGCTGATACCGCCAGCCCCCGAAATTGCGGACCGGATCGGTGGCTTCGATGTGCCGATGATCAAAACGCTGGGCAAAGCCTTCTACTGGAAGCGCTTGATCGACGATGGCATCTACCCCACGACAACGGACTTGGCGCGCGCCATGAAAGTGGAACCGGGCTGGGCTGCCGAGGTCTTGCGCATGACCATGCTGGCCCCCGATATCGTGGAGGCGATATTCGAAGGACGTCAGCCACGCCACCTGAATCTACACACCTTGCGCGGCCGCCAAGAGCAACTACCGCGCGATTGGGCAGCGCAACGCCGATTGCTCGGTTTCTCCGACGCCTGATCTCCCCTCCGGATACACCCGATGACGGCGAGCCATGTGCTCGCCGTTTGTGTTTCTGCCCTGGCCCATTGGCGAACCTGGAGTTTCGCCGTGGTTCGCCATTGCGTCCCTTAAAGGTTCGCCACCCGAAGTTTGGAATGACACCTGTTACTCAACAACGTCACAGGAGCATTCCATGCAGACACCAGCCAGCAGTATCCCCCGGTCGCCACAGCAGGCGATCAACACCATGTCACCCGGTGACCGCCGCGTGCTCAACGAGAACGAGCTCGCGCAACGCTGGGGCGTTAGCCCCAAGACTTTGCAGCGCTGGCGCAGTGAGGGGCGCGGTCCACGCTACCTGAAGCTGTCCAAGCGTGTCGGCTACCCGGTCGACGCGATCCTCGAGTTTGAGCGCGAAGCGCTGCACGACTCGACATCCGAACGCGCGGCGGTTTGAGGAGAGATGCGATGAATGACATCACCATCTTCCCCGCCGACATCGCCGAGATGTCCGTCAGCCAACTGGCCGCACTGCCGCCCGCGCAGAAACACGAGATCGACAAAAACCTCGACGCGGCAATCGACTGGCTCAAGAAGGCCCGCACCAAGTTCGACGCGGCACTGGATCAGTGCTACGGCGAGAAGGCCCGTACCGCGCTGCGCGAATCAGGCCGTGACTTCGGCACCGCACACATCAGCGATGGCCCGCTGCACCTGAAGTTCGAGCTGCCCAAGAAGGTCAGCTGGGATCAGAAGCAACTGGCCGAAATCGCCGAACGCATCGTCGCCTCAGGCGAGAAGGTCGAGGGTTACCTCGACATCAAGTTGTCCGTCTCCGAATCCCGTTTCACGAACTGGCCGCCTGCCTTGCAACAGCAGTTTGCCGCCGCTCGCACCGTGGATTCCGGCAAGCCGTCTTTCACCCTCTCTATCGATTCGGAGTAATGACCATGAGCACCAATCTCATCGCCTCGCTGCGGCAACAGCTGCCATCCATCTACGGCGAACACCTGCCTGACGAAATCCGGTATCGCCGCGCGGACGGCCACGACGTCGTTGTCCCGCTCGATGCCGCCACGGTGGATGAACTGGCCTTCGCTATCCAGACGGCCAACGCGGAATCGCTGGCGCTCGGTCGCCGCCGCACCGCGCTGGAAGAACTCCACACCGAGGTACGCAAGCGTGCCGCGCGTGGAGCCGACCGTATCGCCGACGTGTCGTGGGAGGGCTGATCATGAGCGCGATCATTCCCTTTCAGTTCGAAGCGCATGCCGTGCGCGTCCAGGTCGATGAACTCGGGCAGCCGTGGTTCAACGCCACCGATGTCTGCGACGCGCTGGAGATGGGCAATCCGTCTCAGGCGATCAAGTCCCACGTCGATGCCGAGGATCTCCAGAAATTGGAGACCCTTACGGCGGGTGGCCGTCAACGCCAGAACCACGTCAATGAATCGGGCCTTTACGCCCTGATCCTCGGTAGCACCAAGGATGCCGCCAAGCGTTTCAAGCGCTGGATCACCAGCGAAGTGTTGCCTGCGATCCGCAAGACAGGCGGGTATTCGGCCGCCACCACGGTGGCAGCCTTGCCCGCGCCGACCCATGACCGTGTCACTGCGATCCTGCTGATCGGCGAAGCGGTCGCCAAGGTGCCGGGTGTCAAGACCGGCATTGCAATGGCTGCCACGTTGACCTGCATTCAGGAAAACACCGGCCTGACCACGGAAGTGCTGCGCCGCGCTTTGCCTGCCGCCAATGAGCCGATCTGCTCGCTTAACGCCACACAGCTCGGCAAATTGCTGAATCGCTCAGCCAAGGCCACGAACCAGCTGCTGGCATCCAGTGGCCTTCAGCTCCGCAACGACCGGGACGAGTGGGAGCTGACTGAGGCCGGTGAAGCATGGGCCGAAGCCATGCCGTACTCGCGCAACGGCCACAGCGGCTACCAGATCCTCTGGAATCCGGCGGTCGCTGAACAACTGAAGGAGGTGGCGTGATGTCCCTCCCGATCATTTCCGCACAGCAGCGCTTGGCCGAACGCAAGGGTGTGAAGTTGCTGATGCTGGGCAAATCCGGCATCGGCAAGACCACCCGGCTCAAAGACCTCGACCCTGCCACCACCTTGTTCCTCGATATTGAGGCGGGTGATCTCGCCGTGGCCGACTGGCCGGGCGACACCATCCGCCCGGCATCGTGGCCGGAAAGCCGCGACTTTTTCGTGTTCCTCGCGGGCCCGGACAAGTCGCTGCCGCCGGAGAGCGCTTTTTCGCAGGCGCACTACGACCACGTGATTGAGAAATTCGGCCACCCGGCGCAGCTGGACCGTTACCAGACCTTCTTCCTGGACTCGATCACGCAGTTGTCACGGCAGTGTTTTGCGTGGTGCAAGACACAGCCTGGTGCCACCAGCGACCGCTCCGGCAAGCCCGATCTGCGCGCAGCCTATGGGTTGCTCGGCCAGGAAATGGTCAGCGCCTTGACCCACCTCCAGCACGCACGCGGCAAAAACGTGGTGTTCGTGGCCATCCTCGACGAACGCCTCGATGACTACAACCGCAAGGTGTTCGTCCCGCAGATCGAAGGCAGCAAGACCAGTCTGGAACTGCCCGGCATCGTCGATGAGGTCGTGACGCTGGCCGAGATCAAGGCTGACGACGGCAGCGCCTACCGCGCCTTCGTCACGCACACCGTCAATCCCTATGGCTTTCCGGCCAAAGACCGCAGCGGTCGCCTCGACTTGCTGGAGCCGCCGCATCTCGGCGCGCTGATCGCCAAGTGTGCTGGCCAGTCGCCAGTGCCCGTCAGCAGCGGCATCCCCACTACTGAAAACACCACCGAATCCAAGGAGTAATCGCCATGTCGTCCAACTATTTTGATTTCCAAGATGCCGATCCCCAACAGTCCGGTTTTGACCTGATCCCCAAGGGCGCGGTCGTGCCAGTGCGCATGACCATCAAGCCCGGTGGCTATGACGACCCGGAACAAGGCTGGGGCGGCGGCTACGCCACCGAGTCTTTCGAGACCGGTTCCATCTATCTCGCCGCCGAATTCGTGGTCACGGCTGGTGATCACGCCAAGCGCAAGATGTGGTCGAACATCGGTCTGCACTCCAAGAAGGGCCCAACCTGGGGCCAGATGGGGCGCAGCTTCATCCGCGCCGCGCTCAACAGCGCCCGCAACGTCCACCCCCAGGACAACAGTCCGCAGGCGGCCGCTGCGCGTCGCATCCAGGGCTTTCATGAACTGGATGGCCTGGAGTTTCTGGCCCGCGTGGACATCGAAAAAGACAGCAAGGGTCAAGACCGTAACGTGGTCAAGATCGCGGTCGAGCCCGATCACTCCGACTACGCAAAGCTGATGGGCGTGCCGTCCAAGGCTACGGGAACTGGAAATTCCGGCGGTCCGACACAGGCCGCTGCGCCTGCGTATCAGGCACCGACTCCGCAACGCGCACCCGTGACGGGTAAGCCATCTTGGGCGCAGTGAGGGAGGCCGATGAAATGCTGGGTCTGCAAACGACAGGCCCGGGGATTCGGCCACACCGACAACCGTCACGGTGTTGGCAATCCCCGGCGCTACCCCATCGATTGGGTGTTCTGCTCGCAACGCTGCCAAAACGCGTTTCACGCGCTGTACGGCAACTGGCTGCGGGTCAAGGAAGGTCGCGTCGACAGCAAGGAGGTCGTCATGATCGATCCGTCTGATGTCGAACTGGCCGCGATGAAGAAGTGCCTCAAGGCCTTCGGCGAGGCAGCGGGCGAGATCGGGTTCACCAAGCCGCTGGGCGACTACTCCGAAGCCGAGGCGCTGCAAGTGATCGACGCCATCGTCAGTTGCTACACCGAGGCAATGGTCGCGCACCACGAGGCAAGCAAGTACCCGCCGGTGCGTGGCATGACGCCTGCGCCCGACCCTCTGGCCGACCCGTTCGCGGATCTGGAGGACGACCTCCCCTGGGAAGAGCCAAAGGGGAGGAAGCCATGATCGACTTCAACTCCACATCAAGCATCTCCGGTCAGGTCACCGTCTTGGTCGACGCCGGGATGCAGCAGGCCCGCGCCCGCCAGTCCGAACGCCAGTACCTCGGGGCATCGCGTCTCGGCGTGGCCTGCGAGCGTGCGCTGCAGTTCGAGTATGCCAAGGCGCCCATTGACTACGGGCGTGATGTCCCGGGCCGGATGCTGCGCATCTTCGAGCGTGGCCATGTCATGGAGGACTGCATGGTCGCGTGGCTGCGGGATGCAGGCTTTGACCTGCGCACCCGCAAGGCCGACGGTGAGCAGTTCGGTTTCTCTGTCGTTGACGGCCGCCTGCAGGGCCACATCGACGGCGTCATCGTTGGCGGGCCGGATGGTTTTGCTTATCCCGCGCTCTGGGAAAACAAGTGTCTGGGCAACAAGTCATGGCGCGAGCTGGAGAAAAACCGCCTCGCTGTCGCCAAGCCGGTCTACGCCGCGCAAGTGGCGATCTACCAAGCCTATCTCGAACTGCACGAGCACCCGGCGATCTTCACGGCACTCAACGCCGACACGATGGAGATCTACACCGAGGCCGTGCCCTTTGACGCAGCCCTGGCCCAACGCATGTCGGATCGGGCGGTGAAGGTCATTACGGCCACCGAGGCAGGGGATCTCCTGCCGCGCGCCTTCAATGACCCGACCCATTTCGAATGCCGGATGTGCGCGTGGCAAGACCGCTGCTGGAGGACACAAGCATGAATACCTCGAATTTGAATCACGTACTTGGCGAGCAGCTGATCGACGTACGCCAGGCTGCACTGATGTTCAACCTACCGTCGTATTGGCTCTCACAAGCCAAGGAACGACAGGAACGTCGCATTCCGCATTACCGCGTCGGCAAACTGGTTCGCTTCAAACCCAACGAGCTGGAAGCCTGGATCTCTGCACAGCAGACAACACACGAGGGTGCTGCCGATGCTTGATTTCAATGACACATCACCACCGGGAGAAACGGGCCGGCGCAACGTCAATGACAGCGAGCGGGACGAAATTCGCACTGAACTGATCGCACGCATGGAATCAGTCCTGACCACAATGTTTCCGGCGGGAAAGAAGCGTCGGGGCAAGTTTTTGATCGGGGACATCCTGGGCAGCCCAGGCGACAGCCTCGAGGTGGTACTCGAGGGCGAGAAGGCTGGTCTCTGGACAGATCGTGCCACGGGTGACGGCGGTGACATCTTTGCATTGATCGCCGCCTACCTCGGGGCCAACGTCCACACCGACTTTCCTCGGGTGCTCAACGAGGCTGCTGATCTGCTCGGTCGTTCGCGATCAGTGCCGATACGCCACGCCAAGAAAGAGGCGCCGGTTGATGATCTCGGCCCTGCCACGGCCAAGTGGGACTACTTCGATGCCACCGGCAAACTGATTGCGGTCGTGTACCGCTACGACCCACCCGGGCGCAAGAAGGAGTTCCGGCCGTGGGATGCCAAGCGGCGCAAGATGACTCCGCCCGATCCGCGCCCGCTGTACAACCAGCCGGGGCTGGCTGCTGCTGGTCACGTTGTGTTGGTCGAGGGCGAGAAGTGCGCGCAGGCCTTGATTGCCATCGGCGTGGCTGCGACCACGGCCATGCATGGCGCGAATGCGCCCGTCGACAAGACCGACTGGTCACCGCTGGCGGGCAAATCCGTGCTGATCTGGCCTGACCGGGACGCGCCGGGCTGGGATTACGCTGACCGTGCATCGCAAGCAATCCTGAACGCGGGCGCGACCACGGTCGCTATCCTGGTGCCACCCGATGACAAGCCGGATGGCTGGGATGCGGCCGATGCCATCCCGGAAGGCTTCGATGTCGGTGGATTCCTCGCCGTCGGTGAACGGATGCCGGTGATGCGATCGGTCGAGGAGACGCCACCACCGGATCTGCTGACCGGTGTCGACTGGACTACGGAGGATGGCCTGTCCTCGGCCTTCACCCGTCGCTACGGCGAGGACTGGCGCTACTGCGCGCTGTGGGGCAAGTGGCTGGTCTGGACTGGGGTGCGCTGGAATCCCGATCAGATCCTCTATGTATCTCACCTGGCGCGAGGCATCTGCAGGATGGCGTCGCTCAAAGCGGACAGCCCTCGGCTCAAAGGCAAGCTGGCCAGCTCCGCCACGATCTCGTCCGTCGAGAAAATCGCACGCTCCGATCCCAAGCACGCGTCCACCGCCGAGGAGTGGGATGCCGACGTCTGGGCGCTCAACACACCAGGCGGCGTGGTTGATCTGCGCACGGGCCGCATGCGACCGCACCGACGCGATGATCGGATGACCAAGGTGACCACGGCCACACCGCAGGGCGACAGTCCGACGTGGCGCGCGTTCCTGGCCGACGTCACAGGTGGCGACGCCGAGCTGATGGCCTACCTGCAACTGATGGTCGGCTACTGCCTGACGGGCGTGACCAGTGAGCACGCGCTGTTCTTTCTGTACGGGACGGGCGCGAACGGCAAGTCGGTGTTCGTCAACGTCCTGACCACCATCTTGGGCGACTACGCGGCCAACGCTCCGATGGACACCTTCATGGAGGCGCGCACCGACCGGCATCCGACCGATCTGGCAGGCCTGCGCGGCGCACGCTTCGTGTCATCCATCGAAACCGAACAGGGTCGGCGCTGGAACGAATCCAAGGTCAAGGCCATCACCGGTGGCGACAAGGTGTCCGCGCGTTTCATGCGCCAGGACTTCTTCGAGTACGTGCCGCAGTTCAAGTTGGTGATCGCAGGCAACCACAAGCCATCGATCCGCAACGTGGATGAGGCGATGAAGCGGCGACTGCACCTGATCCCGTTCACGGTGACGATCCCGCCCGAACGGCGGGACGGCAGGCTGACCGAAAAACTACTCAAGGAGCGAGACGGGATTCTGGCGTGGGCGGTCGAGGGCTGCAGCCTTTGGCAACGCCAGGGCCTGAAGCCGCCCGCCAGCGTGGTGTCGGCGACCGAGGAGTATTTCGAAGCCGAGGACGCGCTCGGGCAGTGGATCGAAGAGCGCTGCCTGCTGGGCAAGACTCACCGCGAAGGCGTGTCCGAGCTGTTCGCCGACTGGCGCGAATGGGCAGAGCGCGCAGGTGAATACGTGGGCTCGGTCAAGCGCTTCTCCGAGCTGATGGCGGCCCGCAAGTTCGAGAAGTGTCGGCTGACCGGGGGCGCACGTGGCATCACGGGCATTGCCCTCAGGCCCAAGCCGTACAGCCACGGCTACCCCTACCGAGATGACTGAGCGATCCGGGCGAGTGACGGATTTGACGGGTTTCCTGATTGACGCGCTACGCGTGCGCGCACGTAAGGGATGTTCTTCAAAGAACCCGTCGCATCCGTCACTGGCCCTTGAACTGGAGCACGACGATGAACACGACGATCTTGGCCCTTGATCTGGGCACACACACTGGGTGGGCATTGCTGCACCTGGACGGCACGATCACCAGCGGCACGGAGCACTTCAAGCCGCAGCGATTTGAGGGAGGCGGCATGCGTTTCCTCCGTTTCAAGCGCTGGCTCAATGAACTGCTCTCGGCCAGCAACCACATCAACGCGGTGTTCTTCGAGGAAGTTCGACGGCACGCTGGCGTTGATGCGGCGCACGCCTACGGTGGCTTCATGGGACACCTGACCGCATGGTGTGAGCATCACAACATTCCGTACCAAGGCGTTCCGGTCGGCACGATCAAAAAGCACGCGACCGGCAAGGGCAATGCGGGCAAGGACGACATGATCGCGTCTGTCCGCCTGCGTGGTCACACCCCAGTCGACGACAACGAAGCCGACGCCCTGGCCTTGCTTCACTGGGCTGTCGAGACACAGGAGGTGTGACATGAAGGTGCCGACTCCCCAATACCGCTGCCCCCTGGGTCGTCTGCAGCCGCAGGCCACGGATCTGGACTCGATCAAGGAACGGGGCTGGCGTGACCAACACATCCTGGTGGTCAACGCATCCGACGAACGTCTGGACTTCATCGAACGCGAGATCGTGCGACGCATCGGTGACCGGCTCTACGGAGGGCGACGCAATGACTAAGTGGACTATCGAGGACGTTGCTGCTCGGTTTGAAGAGGCAGCAAGCACCAGTCGACGGTTGCCTCCTGTTCGAGTGCAGGGTTACTTCAACTGCTGGCCCGCCATTGTCCGAAACGAGTGGGAGACCTTTGCTGCTGACGAGAGGGTTTATCGATCCTTTCCGCCGAGTCCAGACGCGATTGAACGAATGCTGGAAGTCATGCGCTGGGTGCAGTGGCTCACAGTTGAGCAACGGCATCTCGTATGGATGCGCGCGAAGCGCTATGGCTGGCGTGACATCACGATCCGCTTTGCATGCGACCGCACAACGGCATGGCGGCATTGGCAGCGGGCATTGCAGACGGTCGCAGATCAACTCAATGGTGTGGTGGTCGCGTAGGGTTTTGGCGTGATTTGGCGCGTATGGTCGGGGATGTGCGCCATCACGCGGCAATCAGCGGTTTTTGCCCCTGCAACAAAACGACCTGATCTTGCGTAGTATTCATCTATCGTCTGGACAGAGGTGACGGCAGAGGAAGCAGCCCGGAAATCAACGGGTCCTTCCTGGCCAAAAACCAATGCGGGGGGCGCGAGCGCGGCGCTTTTTTAGCGTCAGGGTGCGAACCAAGGTTCGCACGGTTCGCAGTTCGCACCCGCCAGTTCGCACTAACCCCAAAACCCGCCCACGGCTTCGTCGGCGGGTTTTCTATTTTCAGGACATCATCTTTGAACACGCTCAACGTCGAGTACCGCAAGGTCGAGGCGCTGATTCCCTACGCCCGCAATCCGCGCACGCATTCCGATGCGCAGATCGCCAAGATCGCCGCCAGCATCGTCGAATACGGCTGGACAAACCCGGTTCTGGTTGATGGCGACAACGGCATCATCGCGGGCCACGGTCGTTTGGCTGCTGCTCGCAAGCTCGGGCTGGATCAAGTGCCGGTGATCGAACTGGCTCACCTCAGCACCGCGCAAAAACGTGCGCTGGTCATCGCCGACAACCGACTGGCGCTTGACGCTGGCTGGGATGAGGAGATGTTGGCGCTCGAACTGGCGGAGCTTTCCGAAGCAGGTTACGAGCTGTCGCTGACCGGCTTCGAGAACATCGAGATCGACGCACTGCTGGCTGATGCCACGTCCGCTGAAGCAGAACCGGTGGTGCAGGATGAAGCAGACGCCAACGAACCCGATTCAGCAGACGATGTGCCTGCTGCGCCAGTGGTCGCAGTGTCGCGCGAAGGCGATCTCTGGGCCATCGGCTCGCACCGATTGATCTGTGGCGACGCCACCGAACCGGCCGTTGTCGCCACGCTGATGCAGGGTGACACCGCGCAGCTGTGCTTCACCTCGCCGCCTTACGGCAATCAACGCGACTACACCTCCGGCGGCATCGCCGATTGGGACGCACTGATGCGCGGTGTGTTCGCGCATCTGCCGATGGCGGGCAACGGACAGGTGCTGATCAACCTCGGGCTGATCCACCGCGACAACGAAGTCATCCCCTATTGGGACGGCTGGCTGTCCTGGATGCGGTCACAGGGCTGGCGGCGCTTTGCCTGGTACGTCTGGGATCAGGGGCCAGGCATGCCAGGCGACTGGCAGGGCCGACTGGCTCCCAGCTTCGAGTTTGTTTTCCACTTCAATCGCAGCACCCGCAAACCCAACAAGATCGTGCCTTGCAAGCACGCAGGCCAGGAATCACACCTGCGCGCTGACGGGTCGTCCACGGCGATGCGCGGTAAGGATGGCGAGGTCGGCGGCTGGACACACAAGGGTCAGCCGACGCAGGACACTCGCATCCCCGACTCGGTGATCCGCGTGATGCGCCACAAGGGCAAGATCGGGCAGGACATCGATCACCCGGCTGTGTTCCCGGTGGCGTTGCCGGAGTTTGCCATCGAGGCTTACACCGAAGCCGGAGACATTGTGTTCGAGCCCTTCGGTGGAAGCGGTACCACGATGCTGGCCGCGCAGCGCACTGGCCGCCTCTGCCGCAGCATGGAGATCGCGCCGGAGTACGTGGACGTGGCCATCAAGCGCTTTCAGCAGAACCACCCTGGCGTGCCGGTCACGCTGCTGGCAACAGGTCAATCGTTCGAACAGGTTGCCGCCGAGCGCGCCACAACCGTTGATGATGAGGTGCTGGCATGAACTGGTTGGCAGACAAGATCGAACAGTGGCCAACCGCCAAACTGCTGCCCTATGCACGCAATGCGCGGACGCACTCGGATGATCAGGTGGCGCAGATCGCCGCATCGATTGCCGAGTTTGGCTTCACCAATCCGATCCTTGCAGGCAGTGACGGCATCATCGTCGCCGGGCATGGACGCTTGGCGGCTGCGCAGAAGCTCGGGCTGGAGATCGTGCCCGTGGTCGTACTCGATCACCTGAGCCCAACTCAGCGCCGCGCCTTGGTCATCGCGGACAACCGCATCGCCGAGAACGCAGGCTGGGATGATGCGATGTTGCGGATCGAGTTGGAGGCGCTGCAGCTGGACGGTTTCGACCTCGACATCACCGGCTTTGACGCCGACGCCCTGGCCGAACTGATCGCGGGCGACGAGCCGAACAACGAAGGCCAGACCGATGAGGATGCTGTACCGGATGTTGGCGAGACACCGATCTCGCGTCCGGGTGATATCTGGATCATGGGTCAGCACCGGCTGCTGTGCGGCGACTCGACCGTGGCAAAGAGCTATACCCGGCTGATGCAAGGCGACTTGGCAGACATGGTCTTCACCGACCCGCCGTACAACGTGAACTACGCCAACAGCGCCAAGGACAAGATGCGCGGAAAGGATCGCGCGATCCTCAACGACAACTTGGGCGATGGCTTCTACGACTTTCTTCTGGCAGCACTGACGCCCACCGTCACACATTGCCGGGGCGGTATTTACGTAGCGATGTCATCCAGCGAACTGGACGTTCTGCAGGCCGCCTTCCGCGCCGCTGGTGGCAAGTGGTCGACGTTCATCATCTGGGCCAAGAACACTTTCACGCTCGGCCGCGCCGACTACCAGCGCCAGTACGAACCAATCCTGTACGGATGGCCCGAGGGTGCGCAACGTCACTGGTGTGGTGACCGTGATCAGGGCGATGTGTGGGCGATCAAGAAGCCGCAGAAGAACGACTTGCACCCGACGATGAAGCCAGTGGAGCTGGTGGAGCGGGCGATCCGCAATTCGAGCCGCCCGGGTAACGTGGTGCTCGATCCGTTCGGCGGTTCTGGCACGACGCTGATCGCAGCGGAGAAGTCAGGTCGCGTCGCGCGGCTGATCGAACTCGATCCGAAGTACGTGGATGTGATCGTGCGCCGGTGGGAGGACTTCACCGGCCAGACGGCTATCCGCGAGGCGGCAGACCAGGAAGTGTGCGCCAGTTGAATGGCTGGCCGGGCTGCTTGGCCTCTTCTTCCTCGGCGATACGCCGCAGGATTTGCATAGTGGTGAGATCGCGCGGCAGTGCCATGCACATGACGCGCACGGCCTGCTCGATGGAGATGTCGGGACGCCGGTTGGCAATCAGCCAACGCAGGGCCTGCTCCCGTTCGTTGGCAGGTGTTTTCATCAGGCGGCCAACTCTTCGCAGATCTCGCAGTGGATCACAAAGCCCGTCAGGTAAGGCATGCCGCGCGGTATGCCGTGCTGCTTGCTGGTCTGGCGGCCAATCGTCCAGCCCATCCAGCGTTGGGTGGCGGCGTTGATCGCATCCTGCAAGGCTTGGCCTTGGTACAAACCGTTCTGGACGTCGTCGGCAAAGTGGCGTCCGTGACGGCTGTCGAGGAAGATTCGCACCGACTCGAGGGGCTGGTGAGTGGCGTCCGAGATGGCGGTCATAGTCAAGGGCCATGCGGTGCTGGCGTGTTCGTTCATCGTGCCCCAAAAGCCCCAGGCTTCGTTCTGGGTGGTGGGGATCTGGTTGTTGGTCATGGCGTTTTCTCCTTCGGTTTGATCGTTGCGACACCTGTAGTAACGCGCTGTTCGATTGAGAAGCCAAGGTGTTCCTGGCTTCTTTTTCCATCAATTTCGATCACCCGAGACGGGCTACGTAGCGGGCGTAATCACCGCCCTCGGGATTGACGTAGAGATAGGGTCGTCCAGGAGCAGTGACCTCGACGCAAAGGTAGCCGTCGCTAGTGCCGCCACCCTTGCCACGCAGCCAGTCGCGCGACACCAGCAAGCTGCTCCCAAAGGCGTCGAATTCGGCAGGGGTCAGTTCCCTGGTCTCGGTGACGTAGACCTTGTGCTGGTCGCGACCGCCCAGTTCGTCGAGGTCGGCAGGTTTGCGTGCAAACGGCAGGCGGACGCTCAATTCTTCGACCTGGAGGCTCTGGCCTCCAAACTGCAGGGTACGGTGGGTGCGTTCGATGGTGATGGTCATGGTGCTCATGGCGGTTCTCCTGGTGTGGCGTAGTCAATCACGACACCTGTATGAACGCGCTGGTGGGGAGAGAAGCCAAGCTATTCATGGCTCTTCTCCCCATCTTCTTTCATGCGATGCGGTAGACCCGCTCGCCGCCCTGTGGCTTGTCCGAGACGATGTTCAGGCCCAGCTTTTTCTTGAAGGCTCCGGCGAAGGTGCCGCGCACCGTGTGCGCCTGCCAGCCGGTGGCGGTGCAGATCTGGCCGATGGTTGCGCCCTCGGGGCGTTGCAGCATCCGGATCACTTCGGCCTGCTTGCTGTTGTCGCGGGTGCGAGGCTTGACCCACGTTGCTTCGGCGGCGGTGACGGCGGCTTCCAGTTCGTGATCGCTCGTGTCGGCTGACGCGCCTTCAGCGTTGGCAATGATCTGGTCGAGATGGGCTTCGAATTGACCGACGTTCTTCTTTTTCAATCCGGGGCGCGGCATGCCCAGGACGTCGTAGCCCTCAGCCGCGACAAACCAGTCGGTGCCGTCGGTGGTGATCAGTGCGCGGTTAAACAAGCCGTCGAGCACTTTCTTGCGCGCGCCGCCTTTGATGTTGTCAGGGAACCAGTCGATTTTGCCGCTGGTGTGCTCAACAGCGTGGGCCAGGATCGCGTGCTGTGCCGGGGTCAATTGGATGGTGGTCATGTCTTACTCCTTCGATGTGGTGGACGGTGATGTGATGAACGCGCTGTTCCCAAGTGAAGCCAAGCGCTTTCTGCTTGGCTTGCAGGGTTCGCAATCAGGTGTTGGCCTTTTCCGACTGCGTGGCTTTGCGGCCCTGCTCGACACCGGCGTTGAAGGCTGCTTCGAGCGCATCGCGCAAGCACCAGACCGCCACGTCGTGGAAATCGAGGCTGTCCGAGCGGCGGGCTTCCAGGGTTTCGATGCCCAGCTTGTTTTGCGCGATCTGGGTCAGGAGTTGTTCGAGCTTGCTCATGTCCGTGTCCTTTCATGGTGTTGATGACGAACGTATGAACGCGCTGTTCCAGATAGAAGCCAAGCTCAATCCGCAGGCGAATTTGGCAAATGAGCGAACAAATGATTGAAGGTGCCCCGAAGGGGAAATATGGGTATTTCGATTCGCGCCTACGCACGCCACCGAGGGGTGTCCGATGCGGCGGTGCGCAAAGCCATCGCTGCGGGACGGATCACGCCGGAGGCAGACGGAACGATTGATGCCGAGCGCGTCGACCGCGAATGGGCGCGCAATTCCGATGCGCCGCGCAATGGCACAGCCACCCGCGCGGTAAAGGTCGCCGTGGCGGAATCCAGCGGCTCCACGGGTGACGGGCCAGCGGCATTGCCAGCAGGCGGCACGTCCCTGCTCCAAGCGCGCACGGTCAACGAAGTGGTCAAGGCGCAAACCAACAAGGTGCGCCTGGCCCGTCTCAAAGGCGAACTGGTAGATCGGCCACAGGCCATCGCCCATGTTTTCAAGCTGGCGCGATCCGAGCGCGATGCGTGGCTCAACTGGCCCGCGCGCATCTCAGCACAGATGGCAGCCAAGCTCGGCGTCGATCCTCACACGATGCACATCGCCCTGGAGGCAGCTGTGCGTGAGCACCTGCAGGAACTGGGCGAGATGCGCCCAAAGGTGGATTGATGGACATGGACTACGAAGGCGCTGCCGAGATCGAACGCGCATGGCGTGAAGGACTGACGCCCGACCCGCTGCTCACCGTGTCCGAATGGTCGGATCGCCACCGGATGCTCTCCAGCAAGGCGTCTGCCGAGCCGGGGCGCTGGCGCACCAGCCGCACGCCGTACCTGAAAGCAATCATGGACTGCCTGTCGCCGACCTCAGCGGTCGAGCGCGTGGTGTTCATGAAGGCGGCGCAGCTTGGCGCGACAGAGATGGGATCGAACTGGATAGGCTATGTCATCCACCACGCGCCCGGGCCAATGATGGCTGTGTGGCCGACGGTGGAGATGGCCAAGCGCAACTCCAAGCAGCGAATCGATCCGCTGATCGAGGAGTCGTCCGCACTGGCTGAACTGATTGCACCGGCGCGCAGCCGGGATTCCGGCAACACCATCCTGGCCAAGGAGTTCCGGGGTGGCGTGCTGGTGATGACCGGGGCCAACAGCGCGGTCGGGCTGCGCTCAATGCCGGTGCGGTATCTGTTCCTCGACGAGGTCGACGGCTATCCGTTGGACGTCGAGGGTGAAGGCGATGCGATCTCGCTGGCCGAAGCCCGTACACGCACCTTTGCTCGGCGCAAGATCTTCATCGTTTCGACGCCGACGATCTCAGGGGCGTCGGCTATCGAGCGCGAGTACGAGGCCAGCGACCAACGTCGCTACTTCGTGCCGTGTCCGCATTGCTCGCACCGGCAGTGGCTGCGCTTCGAGCAGCTGCGCTGGGACAAAGGGCAACCGGAAACCGCTGCCTACATCTGCGAGTCATGTGACACCGCAATTGCCGAGCATCACAAGACGTGGATGCTGGAACACGGTGAATGGCGCGCGATGATCACCGATGGCGTGGGCAAGACGGCAGGCTTTCACCTTTCGTCGCTGTACAGCCCGGTGGGCTGGCGCAGTTGGCGGGAGATCGCGGCTGCGTGGGAGGCCGCCGTCAGTAAAGAGTCGGGATCGGCCGCCGCCATCAAGACCTTCAAGAACACCGAGCTGGGTGAAACCTGGGTCGAGGAAGGCGAAGCGCCTGATTGGCAACGACTGGTCGAGCGCCGAGAGGACTACCGTGTCGGTAGCGTGCCGCAAGGCGGTCTGCTGCTGGTGGGCGCGGCCGACGTACAGAAAGATCGCATCGAGGCATCGGTTTGGGCATTCGGGCGCGGGAAGGAGTCGTGGCTCATCGAGCATCGCGTGCTGATGGGTGACACCGCCCGCGACACGGTGTGGAAACGCCTTGCTGAAATGCTGGCCGAGAGCTGGACACACGCCTCGGGCGCGGCGATGCCGCTGGCCCGCTTCGCACTGGATACCGGGTTTGCCACGCAGGAGGCTTATGCCTTCGTGCGGGCCTGCCGCGATCCACGTGTGATGCCGGTCAAAGGCGTGCCTCGCGGTGCAGCCTTGATCGGCACGCCGACGGCCATCGATGTCTCGAAGGGCGGCAAGAAGCTGCGTCGTGGCATCAAGGTGTATTCGGTGGCAGTCAGCATCGCCAAGCTGGAGTTCTACAACAACCTGCGCAAGAGCGCTGATGTCGGCGAGGACGGTTTGACCACAGTGTTTCCAGCCGGATTCGTCCATCTGCCCAAGATCGACGCCGAGTTCATCCAGCAACTCTGCGCAGAGCAACTGATCACCCGCCGCGACCGCAACGGCTTCCCGGTGCGCGAGTGGCAAAAGATGCGCGAGCGCAATGAGGCGCTCGACTGCTACGTCTACGCCCGCGCGGCCGCATCGGCGGCGGGCCTGGATCGCTTCGAGGAACGCCACTGGCGGGAATTGGAGCGACAGCTTGGGGTGGCCAGTCCGCCATCCCCTGAAACAACAACTGAATCGATCAACGAGGCCACCCAACGCGGTGGCCTCGCTGTTTCTGGCAACCGCAACACCGGTCGGCGCGTGATCAAAAGCCGCTGGCTGTCCTGACACCCCAAGGAGAAAACATGAGTCTTGCTACCCGTATCGAAAGTCTGGTCATCCGCGTCGCGCAGGAGTTCAACGACGTCCGCGCCAAGGCAGGCAACCTGGCCAACCTCACCACCACCGATAAGTCGAATCTGGTCGCTGCCATCAACGAACTGAAGGCCGCCGTGGTGTCCTCGGCAGTGATCGACGATGCGCACGTCGCGGCCACGACCACGTACTCGTCCACCAAGATCGTCTCACTGCTCGATGCGCTCAAGACTGAGATCTTGGGTGGAGCCGATGCCGCCTACGACACGCTGGTGGAAATCCAGCAACTGCTGCAGAACGGCACCAGTGGTCTGGATGCGCTGCTCGCCGCCGTCAACAACCGCTTGCGCTTCGATGCGGCGCAGTCGCTGACCGTAGCCGAACAACTTCAGGCTCGCAGCAACATCGGCGCTGTCGCCGCCAGCGATGTCGGCAACACCGATACCGACTTCGTCGCGGTCTTCGTAGGCGCGCTGGTCTGATGAGCCTCGCATCGCGCATCAGTGCGTTGGCAAGTCGTGTCGGGCTTGAGGTCAAGACCAAGATCGACGCCACCCACCCCGGCTTGGCCCGGGCGTGGGTGTGTTTCGGCTACATCGGCAGCCAGATCGTCGTGCGCTCGTCGCACAACGTGGCCAGCGTGACCCGGACGGCAGCGGGCCGCTACCGCGTGACCTTTGCCGCTGCCATGCCCGATGCCAACTATTGCTGGACGGCGCTCGCCCGCAGCAGCACCAACAGTGGCACGCAGCGCATTGCCATCGTGCGATCCACCTCCGACCAGAAGACAGCCCAGTACGTCGACATCAGTTGCGCCACCACGTCCGCATCGTTCGACGACTCCTCTGAAATCAACCTTACGGTGTTCCGCTGATGGCCTACACACAAGCACACCTCGACGCTTTGGAAGCGGCGCTGGTTAAGGGCGAAAAGCGCGTGACCTTCGGCGACAAGACCGTCGAGTACCGCAGCGTCGATGAACTCCAGGCCGCCATTGCGGCGGTCAAGCGCGACCTCTTCGAGCAGGCCGTGGACACCGGACTGTGGCCTGGTGCGCCACGCCAGATCCGAGTCACCACCGGCAAAGGGTTCTGAACATGCAATGGTTTGACCGAATGCGTAGACGCGTTGGCATGAGCCTGCTTGGCGGCACGCCGTTCTATGACGGAATCGGTGGTGGCCGTCGCGCGTTGGCGTGGCAGGTCGGCAATCCCGGTGCGGTCGCAGCGCTCGCGTTCACCCAGAACGAATTGCGCGCCAAGAGCCGCGATCTGGTACGCCGCAATGCCTGGGCAGCGGCAGGCGTCGAGGCCTTTGTCTCGAACGCCATTGGCACCGGCATCAAGCCGCAGAGCATGCTGGCCGATCAGCCCCTGCGCGAAGCGATCCACAGCCTATGGTGGGACTGGTGCGAGGAAGCCGATGCCGCCGGACTGACCGATTTCTACGGCCTGCAGGCTTTGGCCTGTCGCGCCATGCTCGAAGGCGGGGAATGCCTGGTGCGGCTGCGTTACCGCCGCCCTGAAGATGGTCTGCCGGTGGGCCTGCAACTGCAGCTGCTCGAACCCGAACACCTGCCAGCCACGCTGAATCAGGAGTTGGCTTCCGGAAACGTCATCCGTGCGGGCATCGAGTTCGACAAGCTCGGACGGCGGGTGGCTTACCACCTGTATCGCTCGCATCCAGGTGATGGCTCGCTGGCTCCGATGTCGGGCACCGGTGGCATGGTCGGTGGTTTGGACACTGTGCGTGTCCCGGCCAGCGAAATCATCCACCTGTTTCGTCCCTTGCGGCCCGGACAGCTCCGGGGCGAACCGTGGCTGGCGCGCGCGCTGGTCAAGCTCAACGAACTCGACCAGTACGACGACGCGGAATTGGTGCGCAAGAAGACCGCCGCGATGTTCGCAGGCTTCATCACGCGCCTTTCGCCCGAGGACAACCTGATGGGTGAAGGACTGCCGGATGCCAATGGCGCGGCGATGGCCGGGCTGGAGCCGGGCACGATGCAAATCCTGGAGCCCGGCGAGGATGTGAAGTTCAGTCAGCCTGCCGACGTTGGCGCGAGCTACGCCGAATTCCTGCGCATGCAGTTCCGGGCGGTGGCAGCGGCGATGGGCATCACCTATGAGATGCTGACCGGAGACCTTACCCAAGTGAACTACTCGTCGATCCGGGCTGGGCTGCTGGAGTTTCGCCGCCGCTGTGAGGCCATCCAGCACGGCGTGATCGTCCACCAACTGTGCCGTCCAATCTGGCGTGCCTGGATGGAGCAGGCGCTACTTGAAGGCGCGCTGGTGCTGCCGCAATTCACCGAGAAAAAGCGCGACTACTTCGCGGCCAAGTGGATTCCGCAGGGTTGGCAGTGGGTCGATCCCAAGAAAGAGTTCGACGCCATGCTGACCGCCATTCGCGCCGGGCTGCTATCGCGCTCGGAAGCCATCTCGGCCTTCGGCTATGACGCCGAGGACATCGACCGCGAGATCGCCGCCGACAACCAGCGTGCCGATGCGCTCGGTCTGGTCTTCGACTCCGACCCGCGCCATGACAAGGCTCCCCAACCCTCGACATTGGGCGCTCCCATGAATGCGGTCGCCACGGTGGCCATGCCGCAAGACCAACAGGACAACTGACATGCAACTCGTTCATCTGGCGTCCCGCCTCTACGGGACGCCGCTCCTCATTGCGCGTCCCAAACTCGACGTGATCCTCTCCGTACTGGGTTCCCGCATCGGTTTGCCCGATCTGGACATGGCCATGCCGCTGCCCATGCCGCACCAGAGCGCCACATCGGGTCAGGCGGG